AATGACACAACATCATTACTGGGAACCTCCCGGGTGTTTAGGGTGATTAACAACGTCCTTGACTCAGCTTAAGCTGGTCAAGGAGTTAATCCAACCTTAACGCCCCCTGTATGTGTGATTCCATGAGCGCGGAGGCGCGTTTCATGGATAGTGGTAATGGAGCTACTGGTGGTGGTCGCTTACCGAACTTGCTGATTCGGATCCCATCAAACCGTGTTAATCCTCCCAATAACCCTTCCTCTAGAGGTTCCGGCAACTTGCCGGACTTTGGCCTCCAGAGAGATTGATTATGTCGGATCGCAGTACTCACTTGTGTTCTACTGGGTTTTTGGATAATTTCCAAAGATCCGATCCCGGTAACGGGATCGTAGTCCACATCCAGACCATTATCGAACATGTCGTGCAACTGCACTTCACTGTTAAAGAGCAAGTCGACGGTTTTTAAAGCCGTTACTTGGTTCCAAGCTTGAATAGCTAAAGAATCTTTATCAGATGTTTGAAATGGGTCTGGAAGTCTAGTGTGTGCCTGCTGACGCACGGCCCATGGTGTATGTCCTTGTGCTAAGTGGATAGGCTTCTTCTTCTTCCAATTGAGTAAAATGTGACGAGCCTGACGTAAGTCAAGCTCGGAGTTTTTAAACTCAGGTAGAATATTAGGAAGCCCTAAGCCACCCAACCACTCGGGTATAAACCAAGGCAAACCAGTTGAGTTAAGTAGATTACGGTTCTTTTCTATGAACCTTCTCATAACTCGCTCCTTGAGAGATTGAGGGCAGAATTGTAATAATGTGTGAGCTTTACTTGATAAAGTTGCTCGGGGGTCGTCTTGATCGGATAGCTTAGCATTTCCGGCTCGATTCCTCCCGAACATTGCTCCCATGTTTACGTATGGCACTTCATTAAAAGGACAGTCTCTTAAGACTGTACCGTCACCGTCTAATCTATTACAGAGAATCTTTTTTGGTTCTTGTAATATTTTATAGGTCTTAGAATTAATATTAAGAAACTTTCTTGATTGAAAGGTTTTCCCAATACTTTCTTCCAGTCCTACAAACGATGTAATTTTGTGCCAAAATCCGTAAACGCTTTCGTGACTCTTTAAAATCACATCATCTCCGTTGACGCCCAGAGCGCAGTGGTGAAGTCGTTTGACTTTCCCTTCTGCTAACTCCATGGCCCAACGGCACATTGATGCATTGATTATACAAAGAATTGGAAAGCTTACAATACTACCCATCAGCTGTCCTGATTTCTGTTCCTTCATGTCTTCAAAGGTCTCCCCATCGCCTAAGTCGAACCAGTGCTCCGTCAAGGCTCTCACAAAGAGCTCCTTTTCCGAGTCTGTAAGACCTATCTCATCCGAGATGGCCTCGGCTACGACGTTCGAAACCCAGCTACGAATATTATCCGTAGCTGCCTTATAATCCCCAGATAAGTAAATAAACTTATCTTTCAATTCCTTGCCCAACAAGTTTAGAATAACTTCTTCACTGTCCGGCTTACCAATCAAGGTAAAGGTCTTGTGGTTTCTAAGGGTAGAATGCATGAACTTCCAAATAGGACGTAAAGCTGTATAAGTAAGAGGAGGGCCTTTACTTATGATTCTGACCTTGAGGGCCTCTGGGAGTGCTACTGATTTAACAATCGGTGGCTCTTCCAGCGCTCCTTCCATCGTCCGCTTCATAAGGGTCCTAAACTTCGTCTTCAACGACGTATCATCAAAGGAGTATTCCTCTTCTCTTCTCTCATCTTTAGTCTCTTCCTCCAGAGACAATGGTCTCACTAAAACCATTCCACTTTTTGATGTCGCGATTGTTATATCTTTGATTAAGTGTTCAGGGAGTGGCTCTGAGATCAATCTGGAAATCGGCCCTTTGGTCGTCTTCCATTTTGATAGTTCAGTCACTACCCCCTTAAGAACCTTATTCTCGATACTTTCAAGGACCATTCCTTTATCGCGCAGTTCCTTCTCTTCGACTTTTTCAACAATTAAGCTACCTCCCGGTTCTCTCAATCCATGCATTAGTGCTGGGTCATCAAGGATGGCCCCAATTGCTCCAGCTCCCTTACGGGAGTTGATGTAATTGGCACTAGTACTTGGAAAGAAGGGCTGGTACCGGTCTTTATCTGTATACACCAGACCACCAAAAATTTCCTTAACGGTTCTTTTTAGTTGCCTGACTACACTAGTTTTGCTAAGATGATGTTCTACACCATCAATAGCTGATCCCCAGTCTAACAGATCTTCGGCCGGAGCATCTGGTTTTACTGTTGTTAAAGTCTCCACGGTTTTCTTATCAGCTTTTTCACACTCCTCCTTTCCCGGTAACGGCATTCCTTTCTTGGAAAGCAATATCGTACTAAGGTAGGATAAGAAATGTAAGTTGTCTGATTCTTGAAAAAACAATCGTCTTTGCCACCGGAAAGCTTTTCCGCCGAGTATACACTGTGGTTTATCTCTAGAAAGCACTGGATCGTCCCCATTCGGTATTACCTGATTCAGG